GTTGTTAGTAGTGCCGCTCCAAATACGGGAGTTGAGGCATATTGTGCTGTAGTTGACATATTAAATTATCCCTTGAGCCATTAATAAATAAGATGGAATAACAAGCTCTGCCCAACTTGCATTAGTGCCATCAGTTGTGACAAACTTACCTGCGTTTCCTGCTTGTGCTGGTAGTGCTGCGTTAAATGCTGTTGCAGTAACAAAAGCGCAGGTTGCTATTTGATTCGTACTTGTTCCAGCCGATGCGGTTGGCGATGTTGGAGTGCCAGTTAATGCAGGAGAAGCTAATGGTGCGCGCAAGTTATCTGCCGCTAACCGTATTGCAGCTTCATTTTCTGTAGAAGTCGTTACAAAAGCAGTCGTTGCAATTTGTGTTGTACTTGTTCCAGCCGATGCAGTTGTCGACGTTGGTGTTCCAGTTAATGCAGGAGAAGCTAATGGTGCGCGCAAGTTATCTGCCGCTAACCGTATTGCAGCTTCATTTGCTGTCGATGTTGTTACAAAAGCAGTCGTTGCAAGATTAGTTGTGTTATCGCCAGCAGTTCTAGTTAATCCTATAGCTGCATTAAGTGTTGTTAATCCTGTAACGCCTAATGTTCCACTAATTGTTTCACTACCCGTTAGTGTTAGGTTTCCGGTGAGTGTTTGATTGCCTGTCTTGCTTAAAAACTCCGATCCACCTAACGTAACAAAATTAGTGCCGTCATACATTAATAACATTGGATAGCCAGCTACAATGTCCCCAGCCGTAGGATCAGCACCAGCCATCGTTTTGATTGATTTAACACCTAAACCAGACACATTAACGGTTAATGCACCCGTATTAGTAATATTTGCTTTATAAAGTAAGCACAACATAGGCGTGTAGCCAATTAGAGCAGTGCTAGGCGTTAAGATATGACCTGTTGCTGTACCTGTATCGGTTGCAGTCACTAAAATAGCGCCAGTAAAGCCATTGAGCGTTTCTTTTAATACTGTCTTAAGTAGTCTTAAATGATCGTCGCCTTGACTCTTTGGGTCGGTTGAAGTCGGTGAAGTAATAACCAGATCATTGATGTAGTTACCTGTTTCGAGTGCCATTATTTACCCCTGCTTCATCGTCATGGTGGCTGATTGCCCCCAGTTTTGTAGATTAATGCGCTCAACATCAGCGCCATATAGGCTTTCCATGCCGGCTATAATTTCATTATCACGCGTGTATTGCCCTGCGTAGATTAAGCAGCAATGGAGGTACGCATCAGGATAATTAGTTAAAATATCATTGGTTGTGTTGGTATCAGATAAGCCCGGTATCGCTGCCAGATACTCTAATGTTAATGAATAGTTACCATTGGGTGTTGGACCTAGCAGTAAATCGCTACCTCTGATCGAGTAACTTCTTGGCATCGAGGAGGTATAACTGCCCCAGCGTTGCACTAATAGCTCAGGTGGCATAGCGTCTAAAACAATGGTGACACCACCGGATATCATAGACAGCGCCCTTGCTTTATTGAAATCACTGGGTAACGCCAGCGTATTCGTGCCTGATGTTGTGGTAAGGGTGGTCACTTTGTTTAATTGCCGTGTATCCAGATCAAGCTGCATTCTGGCTTCAGCAAGCCTGATAAAGTCAGGAATAACAGCTGTTAAATCACTACGGTGTAGCCATGTGCCGATTGCTGTTGATAAGTCTGAATAGTTAGCAATAGACATTAGACAGCCCCTTTCCAGACACGAAAGCCCTCTAGTGACTTATCGTTAAGCATGGCTTTAATATGCTCTTTATCACGCAAGAACTCTTGGAAAGTTAAGCCGACGCGGTTCATGTAAGCCTCAATAACCACCATCGGTATAGTCGCGGCATGTTTCATGTCCTTCGAGCCTACATCACCCACTTCTACCTTGTCTTTAACAGACTGCAATATAGGCTGAACGTCTTGCATGGACTTGACGACCATCAAGTCATCTTGCACGCTTAAGTGAGACAACATTACAAATCTTCCAGTGGCATAACGTTACAGATACCAGCACCTGCTTGCTGTATCGCAGCGATCGTAGTGTTGCCTGACACCTTCAACATTAAATGGTCAGTAGGAATCATTAAAATATCGGTATTTGTAGCGACTACACCAGATTGTCCGATTTTAACAAAACAGTTAGCAGTTACGCAGATACGTATATATTTTGGCTTTGTGCCACTGGCTGTATTTGGAATAGTAGCATTGGTGCTTGTGCCGGATGTCGTTAAGCTGACACCTGTGGCTTGAATTTGGATTGCATCATCAATCATCTAGTGTCTCCCGACAGTAGGTTGAGTGGGTTGTTATACCCACTCAGGTTAAGTCTTAAGACAAGTCTTTTACAGCAGCAGAAGCCTTCTCTTGACGTGCTTCTAGTGTGTATTCAACTGTGATAAGTTTCTTTTCTGCGTCACCTGTTTTAGCCAGATCAACAGTGTCAAACGAACGCAATGTTGCCAATGCCCATTTTCCAGTTTCCAAGATAAACGCAGTACGAGTCCGTTGAAAACGGTTAGGAACCACTTGCAGCGTACCAAAGTCACTGATATAAACATCAACAGCCGCAGTCACAGACTTATCTTCAGCTTTATCAAAACGGGTTGAACCGCCTGTGAAAGTCGAGAAAGTTTGTTTTTGACCAGGCCCTACCATGATTAAATCAGGCTCGCCACCTTGTGCGTACGCTAACTGCAATGCGTTCTTTAACTGAGTCTCAGTGAAGGCACGTTGAGTACCGTCAGTCGGAGCCGCCCATGAACCCATTGTGTATACAGGTGCAACACCTGAAGCGCCTAAGTCTACGTTAGTTGCGATCCAGCCTTCTAAGCCTCTTAACTGACGTGCAGCAGAAGTAGAACCAGCATGAGTTGCGGATGTGCCAGCGTTAGATACTGCACCAGATACACCGTTAGCAGCAGATAATAAAGCCGCTTCCATGTCTCTTTTCAATTCAGCAGACTTCATGCTTAATTGATAAGACATCTCGTTGTTACGACCGGCTGATTTTACTGCTTGGTTAGTACCTGAGATGACTACGTTTTTAGTAGAAATCTGAGTGTAGTTACCCAAACGGACAGTTGGTGTTACAGAAGTAAATGAAGATACGTCATCGCCCTCGATCTGAGCGTTAGCAGTAACTGCCGCTAAATCTTGAGTTTGCCATTCATGGAAAGTGTTAGTGGCATTAACCTTTGGAATTGCTGAAAGGAAAGGAGTTTTAGTCGGTGTGATTCGGTAGATAATATCTGCTAAATCTTCTTTAATACCTTTGGTTTGGAACGTCTGGTAGGTTCCTGTTACGATAGCCATGTTATATATTCCTGCTTAAATTAATGTGCCTCTCGGCATGATTACCCGAACAAAGCTGCAAAGGCGCTGGTTGCATCGTCAATTGATCCTGACCTTGCTAAACGCTGCATGGCTTCACTTCGGTTGTTATTGCCTTGACTTGCCACACCCGGTCTTTCAACCCTTGGCGGTAAGTTTTGGAGTTGCTTAGTTGCTGCCTTCGATTGTGCCACTAGCTTTTCATATCGCATTGAATTTAACACCAGTGCAATATTAGAGGCTTTGGATTGATTCAAGTTTTGTAGTTCGTCACGGGTGTAGCCCTTACCAGTCAAGTATTTGATTAGCTCTTGCTCTTCCGCTTGCCTTACGTCCTGATTCTTCCATTCTGGGATAATCTCTAGCATTTTTGCGCCCTCTGTCTCCAGATGCGCTGCCATGCTTTGCTGCTGTTGGGCTTGGTTTTGCTCGTTTAGGTACGCTTGCGCGGCCTGTGCCTTACTAAACTCTGCCTGACGTGCAGCAAATAGTTCTTTTTGCCTCAAATACTCATGCGGATTGTTTTCCAGCAGGTTAGCCCAGTCAGGTTGCCCCTCTTGCGCCCACTGATTCGCTGTCTGCATAAAGTGGTTGATAGCGTTTTGCAATTGCGCTTGTTGCTGAGTCGTCGCAGCTTTCTGTTGCTCAACCTCACGTCGTAAGTTAGCGGCCTCTTCAAACTTCTGGTTTGATGCCTCTCCCTTTTGATAGTGAGCGATCAACTCGTCACGGCTTACTTGCTTCTCTTCGCCATTGATTTTGACGGTAAAATTATCAACTGACTGTACAGGCTCAACCTCTTGTCCGGCAGGAATGTCGGAGGAAGCAGCGTCTATGCCATCACTTGAGTGATCTTCTTGCGCCAAAAATGCAGATAACAATGCTGCATCATCACTACCGGAGTTATCCGATTCCTGTTGTACTTCTGCGCCCTCATATTGGGTAGCTTCTGGTTCCATAATTAAAATATCCTCTTAAGGAAAATAACGCTTCTCAGCGTGGATGAGGGTGTCTCCCGACATGCCTCGGTTACTATTTAAAACTAACTACTTTATCCTTGCTGTCTTTATAGCCCGGTGTTCCTGCTTTCACAGCTGGAAATGAATACTTTAAGCGAATAAACTCAGGTGCTTTCTTGTCATTAGTTAGCACTTCAGTAATTCTCAGCGCTGGATTCGCTAACTCAGCCTCCAAGCAAAAGTCTAGTAATGCTGAAAATTCAGCGCTTGGACTGCTTGCGTTCCCTGCTCCAGAACCGTCTGGAAAAACTGTTTCAGGTGTTGCATTGCTTTTAGCTGTCGCCATATCTCTTCTCGCTCTTCTCTCGTTAGTTCTGAATTATTCAGCCAATTATCATAATAAAGGTTGTCCAGGTGCTTGAACGCTTCCTGGAATAGTGGGCTGTTGACCAGCGCCTCCGCTTGCTGTTTGCGGTAAATTAGCTCTTGCGTAGAGTCCATTGTTATTTGCCTGTTGTCCCAGTATCACTTTATGGTTAATTTCTTCGGTCATTAGCCCGTATTTGGCGGCTAACTCCTCGCGCTTCATTTGTATATCAGCTTCTAGTTTTTGCTGGTCTTGGGTGATCTTGGCCTCTGCTTTTAGGCGCTCTATCTCCATCATAGCTTTAGCGGTTTCAATCTGTGGATCAGGCTTAGGCTCTGGTGGTGGCTGAGTGGCTGGATCGGTGAAGTATTGCTCAGGGTTACTAAAGCCCAATGTCTCAGCGAGCTTAACGCCTGCTTTGTAGACATTATCCGGCTTGACAACACCAGAGGCGGCTGCCTGCTGCATTGCTGCGCCTAGTGCGTTTAAATTCTGAATAATCTGATCTTTGTTACCGGTTCCAAGTCCGACATTCACATTCAAGTGAAACTGGTTCTTCCACTCACGCGGATCAATGTCTATCCAGCCGCCTGTGGCCTTGATACGCTCGGCTTTATCCTGATACTTGGATACTAATTCCAATATCTTAATAAATAGGCTCTTAACGCCATTTTCAGCGAAATTACGGGCTATCAACTCAATCCGCAT